GGAGTATTTCAACAAGATCACAAAGGGCGGTTTGCTTGCCAAGACTTTGAATATCGCACTCGCTGGTACTGGCGTCGGTAAATCACTCTTTATGTGTCATGTTGCATCTGCATGTTTAGTTCAGGGTAAAAATGTACTATACATCACGATGGAAATGGCTGAAGAAAAGATCGCAGAACGTATTGACGCGAATCTACTAAATGTTTCTCTTGATAGTCTGGCGGACTTGTCAAGGGAAATGTATGATAAGAAAATCAAGCGTGTGAAAGATATGACTGTTGGTAAGTTGATCATCAAAGAATACCCAACAGCATCTGCTTCTTCAACTCACTTTCGTACATTGCTTAATGAATTGAATTTGAAGAAGAACTTTATTCCAGATATCATCTTCATTGACTATCTGAATATTTGTTGTTCGTCGCGTATTAAGCCAGGTTCAAATGTGAATTCTTATACTTATGTGAAAGCAATCGCTGAAGAACTGCGTGGTCTTGCGGTTGAATATAACGTACCTGTTGTGAGTGCTACACAAACTACAAGAAGCGGCTTTACTTCATCTGATCCTGGACTTGAAGATACAAGTGAATCTTTCGGTTTGCCCGCTACTGCTGATTTGATGTTTGCTTTGATTTCTTCTGAAGAACTTGAGAACATGAATCAGATCATGGTAAAACAACTCAAGAATCGTTATTCGGATCCAACTAGTCACAAAAGATTTGTACTTGGTATTGATCGCGCAAAGATGCGTCTTTATGACGTAGAACAATCAGCACAAAATGACATTGTTGATTCCGGTAAAGTTCAAGATAAACCACTAAATTCGTTTGGCACAAGAGAAAGAAATGTTAGCAATAAGTTTTCTTCGTTGAAGGTATAAATATGGGAGTCAAATAAATGTAAAGGCTTCAATGTTTAAACCTAAAGATGTTTATAAAGTTTTCAAGTCTAAAAGTATTTCTACGCTCATAAGAAATGACAATGATAAGTTTTGGGTTTTTTCTGTTGATGAATACTCAAACATCTTGAAAGACAGAATTAATACTGCAAAACGTATTAAAGATGTTCATAGACCCTACCTAACAGGTGTGGTCGATTATATGAACGGTTTAATTACTGAGGCGGAATTAAAATCATTATACGAAAGTATGATGAATAAAAAAATGACAGTTAAAGTACTTAACAGCGAATTCGGTGAACTCATATCACCGATACTCGCTGTTAAGTTTTTGAAAAGTAAAAATGTAGATTGCATTAATAATATAGTATTTCCTGTAAGAGAAAACTATGAAGTGTATGATTTTTTCATTAAAAATGAGTGTCACCATGGATTTAGTGTAAAAGCGGCTGTCGGTGCAACAAATACACTTTCTTCTGGTCTGATTTATGAAAGAATTGAAAATATGGAAGGTGATGTTGAATTTAAGGGCTATGAGAAAGAGCTCATAGTCCTTAAAAACTTAGGAAAATATAAAATGTTTCAAGGAGTCTTAATTGCATTTGAACAGATACTAAGAGAAAATGTTATGAATAAGAACTTTGGCGCCGAAACAAATAACTTGAAAAAAATATTTTCGACTGTTGATTTAATTAGAGATGCAAAAATAATTGAAAACAATAGAAAAAAAAAGTTAAAAGACTTGAATTTATCCGACACTGACGCATATAATCGTTTTCTAAATGAATATATCATTACAAGTGGTTTAAAAAATATAACCGCAGAAGACATAAAGAAATATAAATCTGGTGAGTTGGACTATACAGCTACAAATTTAGTTTATGGATTAATAGATTTTATTTCAAAAGTTGATTTCGATTTCGATTACATTATGGAACAGGCTTTTCAAAACTTGAATATCATTAAAGTTTCCTTCAGTAAAGGTGTGCCAAAACTTAGAATAGAAAACACGATTCGTGCTGAAAAAATGACAACATCAACAAATTATGTTTATAGAAATAAATCTTCGTTCAAACAAGTTAAACATAAATTAGGAGTGCAGTTATAATAGAGGAGTTATAATGAATCCAAAAGTGACAGTGATCACCCCGACAACAGGCAGTTCACAACTATATAATGCCGCAAAATCTGTAAACAATCAAACATATAACAATATTGAACACATTGTTGTAGTTGACAAACCAGAGAAAAGTTTATTTGTCGGCAATTTATTACATGATTTTCAGAGCATTATTGTAAACGTACCATATAATACTGGACATTCTGGCTATAATGGTCACCGTATATATGGTTCTTTTTCTTATCTAGTTGACGGTGATTTTATTTGTTTTCTTGATGAAGATAATTGGTATGAAGACGATCATATTGAATCGTTGATTAGTTCGATTAAAGCAGGAAACAAATGGGCGTATTCGCTGCGAAAAATTGTCTCACAAGAAGGCGAATATATATGTAATGATGACTGTGAATCATTAGGTAGATGGAAGTCTGTTCTGAATGACAATTTTATTGATGTTAATTGTTTCATGATACCGAAAATGGCTGCGATTGCATTTTCTCCCTACTGGTATCGAAGAGCGAGACATCCACAAGAACAACCGGAAGTTGATAGAATTCTATCTGCATTCATGATGCAGAATTTCAATGAATTCAATACAAACGGTATGTACACAGTCAACTATAGAGTTGCAAGCAGAAAAGATTCAGTTCAAAAAGAATTCTTTCTGCAAGGTAATGAGATTATGAAGCAAAAAATGAATGGAGAATATCCGTGGAGAAAAACTTAATTATTGGCGCTTTTAACAACTTTGAATTCGAAGTTTTAAAGCCTTGGATCTATTCGATTAAAGAAACAAAATTTGATGGTGATATTGTTCTAATCGCTATCGATGCGAAAGAAGATTTAGTACGTGATATTGTGAATGCTGGAGTAAAAGTTATTCCAGCACATAATTTAAAGAATATGCGTATTCATATGCTTCGATTTCTTTATATCTTCGATTATCTAAAAGATACATATCAGAATTATAGATATGTTATCTCAACAGATGTTCGGGATGTCATCTTTCAAAAAAATCCATTTGAGAAATTACATCATCATTTGAGTCCAGGATTTGTTGATTTTATCATTGCTCAATCTGAATCCATACTCATCAAAGATGAAGAATGGAATAGAGATAATATACTGAAAAATTTTGGTCCATATTTCTACGATTCCGTTAAAGATAATGAAGTCTTCAATGTTGGCGTTTTAGCTGGTCATTCAAAATATATTAAAGACCTTTGTTTTTCGTTATTTCAAATGTCGATGAATCGTCCAGATTGGGTTGCCGATCAAGCAGCATATAATATGCTACTCTCTTTTGAGCCTTGGAATAGCATAACCCTAAAAACAGGTTTGATAGATGCTTGGGCTCTGAATGCTCATGTGACGAACAAACCCGATCTACTGGACAAGTACGGACCATTCCTACTTGAACCTAGACCATATATGGAAAATGGCATTGTAAAGAATCATCGCGGTGTTCCGTTCTCTATCGTACATCAATATGACCGTGTGCCAGAATGGGCTGATTTTTACTATCGAAAGTACGGTGTAAACATAACCGAAAAAACAAACACGGGAACAGCACCTAAATATTTCACCTACAAAACATGAGGACGTGAAATGAGTAAAATATCTATTGTTACAGCATTTTTTGACATTGGTAGAGGTGACTGGACTACAGGCGTCCAGAAAAATGGTGGACCACTACCACACTATTTACAAAGATCAGTTGATAAGTATCTGGATCACTTTCGTAGAATGTGTGAAATTGATACTGAAATTATTGTTTACACTTCTCCAGATTTAGTCGAAACTATTAAAAATGTAAGCGATAAAGTCAAAGTAGTTGCATATGACTATTTTAATACGCACAACGATCTGAGAAATAAAATCGAATCTATTCAAAAATCACCAGAATTTTTGAAGAAAATCAATCCATATCAAGTTCGTAATCCTGAATATTGGTCGAAAGACTACGTAGGTGTGACATCACTCAAAGCATTCTACATTAAAGATGCATTTGAAAAGAATTTAATCACTAACGAATGGGCAGCTTGGGTTGATTTTGGCTATTGCCGAGATGATGCACATATACCATTGAGTAAGAAGTGGGAGTTTGATTTCACTGAAAACAAAATGCACTATTTCAATTATAGAGATCCTGTAAATGCGGTTATTGATGTAAATATTGCAGTTCTGAATAACCTAGTCTATATAATTGGCGGCGTTTTCGTCGGCCAAAAAGACGCATGGAATCTTCTTAGTGAAAGCATGAAGAAATCACTTGAAAGTTTAATGAGTAGAAATCTAGTTGACGATGATCAAGGTCTATTGCTCATGTCATACTTTATGAATCCGGAAAAGTATGAACTACATAAGATGCCATTGTCACAAGATATTGAAGATGTTCGTTCTATTTTAAGGAAGTTTAATAAGTATGAATAAGTTGGTAATTTTTGATTTAGATGGTGTTCTAATTGATTCTCGCGAATTACACTTTGACGCACTAAACAATGCTCTTCGAAAAGTTGGTGAACAATACGTAGTATCGAGAGAAGAACATTTGAGCCAGTATGATGGTTTGAATACGACAAAAAAATTGAAAATGCTTACAGAGAAAAAGGGCCTTCCCGTTTCTGTATATGACCAAGTGTGGTCTGATAAGCAAGAGGCAACATTTAATCTGATTCGTGGATTCAAAAAAGAATATTGGCTTCAAGAGATGTTTCACAAAATCAAACAACGAGGCTATAAAATTGCTGTTGCTTCGAATTCAATTCGTGAGACAGTTAAACTTTCACTTATCAGTATTGGAGTGATTGAACTTGTTGATTATTTTGTAAGCAATGAAGATGTGAGCAGAACAAAGCCATTTCCAGAAATGTACTGGAAATGCATGACTGCAATGAACGTACTTCCTAAAAATACGATTATCATTGAAGATAGTCACATTGGACGGCAAGGCGCTCTCGACTCTGGCGCACACCTGCTTGCAGTTGAAAATGCAAGTGAAGTTAATTCTAAACCTATGATGCAACGAATTGAGGATCTTATGAATACGATTGAAGGTACAAGCAAAAAGTCTCTGCCCTGGCGCGATTCCAAGTTGAATGTATTGATTCCAATGGCTGGCGCCGGCTCACGTTTCGCAAACGCGGGGTACACTTTCCCTAAACCACTCATCGAAGTGCGCGGAAAGCCGATGATTCAAGTTGTGGTAGAAAACTTGAATATTCAGGCAAACTATACTTTCCTTGTACAAAAAGAACACTTTCAGAAGTATAATCTGAAATACCTCCTAAACCTGATTGCCCCCGGTTGCAACATTGTCCAAGTAGACGGTCTGACAGAAGGTGCAGCATGTACCACACTTCTAGCGAAAGAATTCATCGATAATGATGCACCGCTTGTGATGGCTAACTCAGATCAGTTCATCGAGTGGAATTCAAATGAATGTATGTATGCATTCTCCGCAGATTCAATCGATGGTGGCATTATCACTTTCGAATCAACCCATCCTAAATGGTCCTATGCTAAACTAGGTGATGATGGCTTTGTGTCTGAAGTAGCTGAAAAGAAACCTATCAGTAATCTAGCAACAGTCGGTGTTTACTTCTGGAAGAAAGGTTCAGATTACGTCAAGTATGCAGAACAGATGATTGAAAAGAATATTCGTGTGAATAATGAGTTCTACGTTGCACCAGTATTCAATGAAGCGATTGCAGACTCAAAGAAAATTCGTGTTAAAAACATCGAAAAAATGTGGGGTATTGGTACTCCTGAAGATTTAGATTATTTTCTAGCTAATTATAAGGAAAAAGTATGAGATACTTATTTGATGTTGGTGCCCACTGGGGGCAAGATTCATTAGAAATCACTGAAAAAAATGATGATATAGTTTGTTATGCATTTGAGCCGACGCCGGAGCTTGCTGATCAATTAGTTCAGAAATCTAGAACGTTCTCAGAACGATATCATGTTGTGCCTGTAGCAATATCGAGTTATGATGGTATATCAAATTTCCATCTTGTTGTTGGTGACACTGGCAGTGCTTCTCTGAATGCATTCAATGACAATTTGAATGAAACGTGGCCTGGTAGAACTGACTTTGTGGTTAGAAAGACGATTAAAGTTCCTGTATTCAAGCTAAGTACTTGGATTAGCCAATATGCGCCGCATGTTACTGAAATTTATCATCTTCATATCGATGCACAGGGCTCTGATCTAAAAGTATTAGAAGGCCTTGAAGATATGATTTCAATCGTTCAAAGCGGCGTTATTGAAGTTCCACAAGAAGAAAAACTTCGTTTATATAAAGGTCAACACACAAAAGAAGATTGTTTAAATTTCTTGAACAGAAATAATTTTGTAATCACTAATGTTGTTTCTCAAGTCAATGAAGACAACATTTTCTTTGAGAGAAAGAAATGAATGTAGCATTAGTATTGACTGGTCATTTGCGTTGCTGGGAAAAAGTATTTCGGAATACTAAACATCATATCATTGACAAGTACAATGCTGATGTTTTCATTCATACATGGGAACGCGAAGCATATTGGGATCCACATTCAGCAAAAGGTGTTACTGAAAACGGTCCCAGATTAAATGTTGATAATGTGCGTGAAGCCTATCGACCGGTTAATATGCAAATTGATAATTTCGAAGATTATGAATTGATGTTTCAGAATAGATCAAAAATCTATGAGAACTTCTATCATGTTCCTAAAAATCAAATATCGATGTGGTACAAAGTCGGTGCTGGCGTTTCCATGGTCGAAAATCACATGCTCTTGACAGGCAAAACATATGATCTTATAATTCGTATGCGACCGGATCTAGTTTTCAATCAGAATCTTCCCGACTTCGACGCAACAAAATTCTACACTCTTGCTTTCCGAAATCATACCGGTCAGGGAACGTCCGACATGATTCAAGTTGGTAACTTCTTCACTGTTGGTTTGTTCGGTAAGATTCTGATACATCTTCCGTTCTTGTACAATGAAACTAAATTGTTGTGTCCACATGTAATATCACAACACTTCATACAAAGATTAGGTTTACCGTGGCAAGAATTCATGATCGATAAAACAATCATGCATACACCGCTAGGTGAGTACAAACACAAAAGCTTATATCAATAGCAAGGGAGTTTTCGTTATGTTCTATATTGCACATAGAGGTTTGATTGACGGTCCGAATGAAGCACTTGAAAATAACCCGGAGCATATCCTTCACGTTACACAAGAACTATATTACGATTGTGAAATTGATGTGCGTCTGATTAAAAACGAATGGTGGGTTGGGCACGATGAGCCGCAATATAAAGTTGATGAGTCATTCATTGGTAAAAAGGGTCTTTGGTTGCATTGTAAAAATCTAGATGCACTCTATGAATTGTCGAGTAGAAATTTACACTATGAATTTTTCTGGCATCAAGAAGACGATTTCACCCTCACTTCTGGCGGATACATATGGACTTATCCAGGCAAACATCTGACAGCAAACTCAATTGCTGTTGTGCCTGAATCATGTGATAGTTATTGGGCCTACGTTAAATCATTAAATTTACAAGGTGTTTGTACGAAATATGTCAAAAAGTTCATCGCTGAAACTAGCACTATGCATGTCGGGACAGCCGAGAAGCTACAGGAAGGCTTACCATTTTATTAAAAACAATTTACTTGAGCATTACGATGTTGACGTTTTTGCACACGCTTGGCGTCCAGATGGCGCAAATCTAGGCGTATACGTAGACATACAAAACTTGTACAAACCTAGTAGTTTCATAACAGAAGAAAAATTACCTGAAGATACAAACTCTGATTTACCTGTACCGAATGCATCACACCCGGCTAATTTTTGTACGTCAATGTTCTATTCGATTTATCGTGCAAATGATTTCAGAGTTAAAAGAGAGACGACACTAAACAAAAAATATGACTTCGTAATTAGATGCAGATATGACTTCGCACTGAACAAAAAAATTGTTTTTGAAGAACTGGAAAAAGGTAAAATTTACGTATCAAAAGATACAGATGGACCAAACCCTCTACTAAACGATCAATTTGCAATTGGCGATTCGGAGTCGATGAACATCTATTCATCGACTTTTTTGTTTTTAAGATGGCACTATTTCAATCACAATGTCCAACTATGTGGTCATTCAATGCTCGAAGCACAATTAAAACATTTCAATATACCAGTTGAGAGAATATATTTGAATCATCCATTTGTTGATGGTAAATATAATATTGGAAAACACTCAATTATTCGTGATGATATGGATAAATGGATTGATATTAAAATCTGGGGTTACTAAATACTTCCTAGTCACAGTGTACTAAATTCGGGGAGTATATGAAATCTTTTTTGAATTATTTGATAGAACAATATGATGAAGAAAGTGGCGCCAGTCGTCAAATAAAACATCTATCGCAAATAGAAGACAAACCTTTTCACACAGGTGAGAAAGGCGCACTACATTCCATTAAAGTACTCTCTGATGTAGCAACACACATTCTCAATGGTGAAAAGACTTCACAATTAAAAACAAAATATGATGGTTCACCATCAATTGTATATGGCTATCATCCGGAGAAGAAAAAGTTTTTTGTGGCAGAAAAAGGTGCATTTAATAAAACGCCTAAAATAAACTACACATCACAAGATGTTGAAAAAAATCACGGTCACACACCAGAACTAGCATCTAAACTTAAAGATACCCTCTCACACCTACCTAAAATTGCGCCGAAAGAAGGCGTATATCAAGGTGATATTTTGTTTACTGATGGTGATAAGAAAGTTAAGAATGATTCTGTGTCTTTTAAATCTGGCTCTCCTGGCATTAAATATATTGCCAATGGTTCGAACGCTGATAAAGCAAAAAAATCAAAAATTGGCATCGTAACACACGTATCTTATCAAGGTGATAATGCTGGAAGCTTAAATGCTTCTCACGAAGTGGATCATGAGAATTTCGGCACACACAAAGATGTAATGCATGTTGATCCAAGAATGGACACAGCAAAAGTACATTTTGGACCAAAGTACCGCGCAGAATTTAATAAACACTTGAGTGATGCTAAAAAGATGCATGATACACATGGTAATCAAATGTATGATGGCACTTCGGATCACCATGGTATAAAAGGTGATTTGCAAAATTTTATAACACATTCTTCCGATAATGGTATTGAATTGAATCATTCTAATTTTAGAAAATGGTTAGAACAATACAAAAATAAAGAACTTGGAAAAATAAAGAACGAGAAGAATAAACCGAAAGCGCAAGAAGAATTAAAAAATGAATTGTCTAAATTAGATAGGAATAAGAGACATTATGACAATTTATTTAAAATGCATAAACATCTACAAAAAGCAAAGGACGTTTTAGTTGATGTACTAGATCAACATCAAGAGTTTCAACATGAACATTTCGGAGAAACAAAAACACCTGAAGGTTATATTTTTTATAATGGTAAAAATGGTGATTTGTTTTCGAAAAGAAAATTAACAGGAAGAAATACATAAAATGAAAAGATTTCTACAGAAACTCGTTGAAGAAGCACAAACAGAGAATCCAGTAGTAATGGCATTCGCTAAAATGAATCCACCAACATCTGCACATGAAAAATTAGTCAATAAAGTTAAAGAAATCGCTAGTGATTATAAAGCGCCTTATTACTTGATACTTTCGCACTCAAATGATTCTAAAAAAAATCCGTTAGATTCGAAAACTAAATTAAAACACGCTAAAAGATTTTTTCCTGATACTAATATAGATGTAACGAATAAACAATTATCAACGTTTTTACATCAGGCACAAAAGTTAAATGCGATGGGTCATGATCACTTAATAATGGTTGCTGCATCTGATCGTTTAGAAGAATACGAGGATCTTCTAAATCAATATAACGGCGCAAACAATGATGATCCGAAAGCAATGTTTCATTTTAAAAGAATTGAAGTGAAATCTTTTGGAAATAAAGATCCTGATTCTGATAGTTTGGATACTATAGAACACGCTAAAAATAATAATTTTCAAGAATTTAAAAAAACCACACCTTCACATGTGTCAGAAAAACACTCAAAAGAACTTTTCGACAATATTCGTTCCGGAATGGGTATTCAAGATACTACATTAAATCGCGAAGATGTCAATCAAAAATTCAAAGCTTTTTTCATTTGTGGTGGTCCAGGTTCTGGTAAAGATATAATTATTCGCGAATGTTTTGGTGAAAATGTCACTGAAATCAATAGTACAGTTGCGTTGAATATACTGAATGATAAGCATAACTTTTCTGAGAGAAGTAGTGATCTAAGAAAAGAATCAATTCGAAATAGAAAACCATTACTCATCAACAGTAGTATTCAAGACGAATATTCAATTTATGCTATCAAAGAAGAATTAGAAGAACTCGGCTATGAAACAATGATGATATTTGTTAATACGACAAATGAGTCTTCTAAGGAAAGAAATTCAAAATTGGAAAGAATGCTATCCGAATTTGTAAGATTTGAGAGATGGCAAAACACTCAAAAATGTTTAGATAACTTTAAAAATCAGTTTGATGCTTTATTTGAATATGATAATTCATTGAATTTAAATGATGCTGATTACATACAGAGAGTTAAAAAAGAAGAAGAAATTTCTTCGATCTATGAAATGATAAATGTCTTTTTAGATGTACCAATTAAAAACAAAAATGCAGAACATTGGTTAATCAGAAACACTGATTACAGAAAAGACTCTTTATTTGAAAATTATCTAAACAAAAAACTAAAGGAGAATAATAATGAGCATTATCAAAAAAATAGCAGCACTCTTTCAGAAAAAACCTGCACAAGTTGCGGAGGAAAAACCACACGCACTGGATGGCTCTCTGAGAGTAGCAGAAGAAAGGGTGGAAAAGTTAGAGTCTTCGACAACATCTGTCCAAGTTGCCAAGTTAGAGCAAAAGAAGGAAGAACCGACGATGTTAGAGACGGTGACATTGCCTCAAATACAAAATACACCTTCAGAACCTACCACGAAGGCGCCAGCACCAAAGAAGAAAAAGTATTACCCACCAAAACACAATACAACATCGAACCCAAAGAAACAAGATTTCAGCAAGACGCAGACAAGCAAAGAGCAAAAAAGCAAAAAACGCAACAAATCGGTCAACCAGGGAAATACATGAGCGTTGATGGTGTATCGTCAACATACGATACTAGAGGCTCAGGAACTGTTTACCCAATGTCTGGTCTCGGTCAAGTAACTTATAGAGAACAGAAGGAAAATAAATACTCTAAATCATTCAAAAAATTTAGAGAAGCGATTGATTCACCTTCAGTTGAGATGGGTGTAACAGGTGGTGAATACGGACCTTCGAACAAAGAACCTATGCAAACCCAAGCTGATGTTGTGTTGAATAAAGTTTCAAATAAAGTAAAACTAAAGAAAAAAACAGGATGAAATCTTTTCTACAATACAGCAAAGAAGTTGAAAAACAAGAATTCATAAGGCAAATGAATCGTTTTTATGAAATGGCTAACAAAAGCCGAGAAACTGCTGAGTCTTTAAAAGCCATTGGTGATAATGATGGCTATTTAACTTTTATGGCAAAAGAATATCATCAAAGAACACAAGGTGATATTTTAAAGAAAGCATTGGGAGAACAATAATGTTAAGATTCAAACAATACATTAATGAAGCAAAAAGTGAACCTCACTACACGGATGAAAGAGGTAATAAGTATCATTATGGTTCTTCTGGCTACGTTTCAGTCACAAATAAAAGTGGCATAGATCAGGGTCTTCAACATATCAGCAATATGTCTGATGTGCATAAGAAAAATTATGAAAAAGTTCACGGTATGTCTGCAAGCAAAACAAATGAAGAAGTTAGACAGGATGTTGGACCGGATGTTGAAGCTAAAAGAAAGCATAGACTTTCATCGCTAATGACTCCAGGTGATCGTTTAAGTGAACCTGATAATGTAACTAAAATAAGGCATCACCTTCTAAAACAACCAGAAACAAAAAAAGCTACACAAGATATTCTTAAAACCACGATTAAAGATAGATTGGGTAAAAGTGATTTATATTCAAAATCTATTCATGCCAAAAAATCTAGACTACCTGAAGAAATTGAACATGATGTAACTGAAGGTTTAGACGAAGCAAGTGCTGCATGGCAAAGAAAAGAAGGTAAAAATCCATCTGGTGGTCTAAACAGAAAGGGTATTGCTTCGTATCGCCGTGAAAATCCAGGTTCTAAACTTTCGATGGCAGTAACTACAAAGCCATCGAAATTGAAAAAAGGTTCTAAGGCATGGAATAGACGCAAGTCATTCTGTGCGAGAATGGGTGGAATGCCAGGTCCAATGAAGGACGAAAAGGGCAGACCAACAAGAAAAGCACTATCACTACGCAAATGGAATTGCTAATTAAGGGGTAATAAATGTTTACAAAAAATATCTTTACAAATAAAGATGGTATTGCTGACCTTGTTGGCAATATCCTAGAAGCTGATTACAAAAATAAAATGGAAGAGTTGAAAGGTAATCAACACAAAATCGATAAGAATAAAAATAACAAAATCGATGCTCACGATTTCAAAATTCTTCGCGGCGAAAAAAGCGCACAAAAAGAAGAAGTTGATCCAACTGACACAACTACAGATACACTAAGAGGACGTGAAAAAACTTCAAAGAATCCTATGCTTTCAAAGAAAGTGATGATGGATGTTCCGGATAATGTGAAAGAAGAAGCCGAACAGATTGATGAGCTTTCTTACGATACGCTTAATTCGTATATGAGAAAAAAGCGTAAAGTTATTGCTAAAGTAGGCGATATGGATCGTCATCGCGGTACTGCAAAAGGTAAGAAGATGGAGAAAGACGTAGAGAACTACCGTAAAGCCTGGCAAAAGAGAGACATGAAAGAAGAAGTTGTAGAAGAAGATAAAAACAAAGAATCTTCAAAAGAATTTAAGGCGAGAATGAATCGCTTATCTCAACCCAATGATACTACGGGGTCCACATGGCTGAAAGATCCGAGACGCCAGGCATTTTTAGATAAAATTCCCGGATATAAGGATGCTATGGCTTTAGCTCACAAAACTACAAATAAAGGCGTGAAAGAAGAAGCCGAAGAGATTGATGAAGGTTCAAAGCACGCTGCTCGTCCAAGAAATACAAGTAGACCGGGAACAGAACCACCTGTGAAGGGTAAGATTCAAGATCGTATGGCTGCTGCCCGTGAACGTATGGATGCTAAAAAGAAAGACATGAAAGAAGAGGCCGAACAGGTTGATGAAATTTCAAAAGCAACT